TCTACTAACAAACTTGGGCAAGTACCATTTGAGTAGTCAAGTCGTGGGATGTTATTCCCTACGCTTTCAACCAACCCCGCACTATTCACACGCGTTGCAGTTGTTGCTCTAACAACGGACATATCGCCTGCTCCATTAGTTGGAATAACGGAATATAACGTACCTTCTTTGTACCCGTTTGGCGTTACTATTAAAGAAGCGGTATCTAATAAACTCATATCTCTAAACTATTTAATGTTTCCTCAAGGCAAACTTCTGCTTCGAATGTTCCGCCATCGTTATTGATTCGTGTTGTAAAAATGTCAATCAGATCGGCATTGGCTTGGATTTGTAAAGCAAGAGCTTCAATCCAAGAACCATTCACCGGTCCCGTTGCACCGAAGTCCTCAGCTAATGCCTGAATCAATGGCTCACCAAGTTCATATGCTACATCAAAGAATTCGCATAGTGCCTGGAGCCATGTTCCATTAACCGGCTCGGTGATTCCATAATGTAAGCAAATGGATTGCCATAAATCTCCATTAACATCCGGAGCATTTAGATCGTGTGCTATTGTATGCACCCAAGATTGATTGTAAATTGCCATATATATATTAACAAAAATACTGATTATGTTTAGAAGGCGAAGTATGAATCATCAGTATAGTATTCCTTTCGGATGTATGTACCGGCATATCGCACCGCATCCATAGCATCATCCCATAGCTTCACCGGAGTGTCATCAATGAAGTCGCCAATCTTTTTCCATTTATAGTTTTCGTATTCTTTCTTTATCCTGGAGTCATCCTCACAAAATACACCGAAGGTCTTGATGTTATCGATGCCTTTCTTCACAACCTTGTTTGCGTTCTGAACATCATACCCTGCATTGTTCATCTCCGCGATTATCTCCGGTCGTGCGTAATCCGCTACAATGGTGATGTTCTTCTCCACTCCCAATAATTCACACCGCTCGATGAGGTTGGTGGTGGTGAGGTAGCTCTCGTATATCACCGGCTCGATGTAGATGTCATCCTCGCACCAATACACTCTCATGAGTGCGGTGGGGTGATTGTAACCGAAGTCAAGTCCATACACATAGTTCACGAACCGAGCAGGTCGATGCTTCACGAAGGTCCAATTGGAATATATGTTGCTCTTGCTGATTGCCTTCTCACCGAGTGCGTAGATTTGATACAGTGCTTCATCCGTTCGCTTGAGGTCCTCGATTTGTTTGCGGATGGATTCCGGGAGGAATGGATTGTCGCGATACGTTGATTTGATGAGGATGCTCTCCTCCTTCGGTAGTTCATACAACCAGGATGCCGATTCACTTGGATTGTAGTCGAAGATGAGCTTCCATTCAGTTCTCATGTTGAGCTGAGTGAAGTCATCATAGAATAGTTCATTTGCCTCATTGCACCATGCGAGGTCGCGTTTCCTTCCTCGTATCTTTTGCTCATCATCCACACTGAAGAACTCCACGATGCTTCCATTCGGGAATGTGTAGATGTGTTCACTCTTGTTGTGAGCGTTGACATCATATAGATCCATCTCCTTCATTATCTCAAGGAAATCCCTCATGACTGTTGCTCGGAGTGCAGGGAAAGTTTTTCGTATAATAGAGGTAACCTTCCCCCTATTTTGGAGAGAGTAGACAATTATCATTTGACAAAGAGAATAAGTCTTTGATGACCTACTTCCTCCCTCATTAATTATAAACCGTATATCCTTATCCTGGAGAGCTGAGTAGTTCTTCTCGAATATAACGGTACTATTTATTTCCATCCGCCTTGATGATGTTCACCTTAATCTCGTTGATGTCCTTTCCGTTGGTCGTGATGTCCGACTTCTCAGTGAGTCCATTTAAGCGTTGGGTGATGGATGGATTGTAAAGTCCTGCCAACCCGTTCTCAATCTGATTTTGGCGAATCACTCGCTTAATGCGTGTACAGATATCCACGTATGTTGAATACCTCCCTTCACGATTCTCAAAATATTGATGAACTAAACAAACCTTCTCTTCAGCAAAGTTAAGGAATCCTTCCAAGGTATATGGTCTTGGAATCAGCTCATAATCATGCCTTCCATCCTTACCAACAAATACTTGTTTCTTGATTGGATTGTTCTCAATGAATTGCTTCCATTCAATGAATAGAGCTTCGAATTCCTCTTCAGTTAGCATTTTGTGTTTCGGCATATCACTTGTTTATCCATAACTCACCATGCACTCCCAATTGCTTCACAACATCGGGATTGTTATCATAGTGTTTATCTATTTTTAATTTTTGTACTATTTCAATCTTACTCTTATTGCTTCCGGTAGCATATACCCTTGATGCTGGTATCCCTAAATCAGCAGCAGTTTTGAGCATTCCTGCTTTGTCATGCCTTGCCGAGATGATATATACATCAGCTCCTTTACGAATCCAATTCCTTGCAATCTCTTTTGCTTGAGTCAATGTTTCATCATAATCAAATGAAATGCTCTTTTGTGCAAAGCAATACTTCTCCAATGCACTCATCTTGGATTCATCCCATTTAGATTCGCACACTGCATATCTTTGAGCTTCATCGGGAAAGCTATTCTGACTCTCCGAGTCCGCCATGCACCTTTGGAGAAACTCTTCTTTTTGTTCGTTTTGTTTTGGACTTGGCATCGCTTGGTTTTGTTTGTTGTTCCACTTCCTGCTCGATGCCCTCATATTTGATTGGCTCCGGTGCGGTCGTTGTTTCTGATTCCTTCTCAAATAAATACCCCATGCCAATTGACACATAATATTTGTACTTTGATACATCTATATTATCAACAACTATGATAATGTTTCTAACCGTTGTGTGTTTGACAATAGTTTTGCCTTTATATTCTGCTTTTATTCTCATCTTTTATCCTGTTTAGATCGTGTTTAATATCCCTAATATAGTAATGAGCTGAGGTTACCGGAATGTCAAAGTATTTAGCCATTGACCTGGCGGTTGTATATCCCTTCTCATAGTATGCCTCAAAGATTATCAACTTGATTCGGTCCTTGACCTCTCTCTTGTATATCTCGATGCATGATTTCTGATTGTGGTATTTCTTCTCCTCTCGTATCTTGTGATTCAAATCCTCCTCATCGTCGCAGTCATTCGGTATATCAATCTCGTTGGCATTGACTCTCTCCTCCAGGTGACTGATTGACGTTGACCAAATGATTTGTTTCTTGATCGTGTTCAATAAATAACTCTTGACCTTATTCTCATCCTTTGTATCATCACTTATCTCAGCCACATAAAGATAACTGTTGTTGATGACTACATCGGCAATCATGTTGGCTTTGAATTTGGTGAGAAAATACTCAGTGTAAGTCCTCACCTCATCATAGTGCCTTGATATGTAGCGGTCAAGTGTTTGCTTCATACCAATTCATAAATTGTTTGTAATAAATCTTCCTCACTGTCCTGGCACAAAAGCAATCGGTTGTCTTTGTTCCCGTATGCTCATCGTATATTTTGTACAGTGCTTTAAGCGTAATCTTGGCGTATTTAGATGCATCACTTGACGTGATTATCTCATTGATATACTTTACTTGATTTTCGCTAAACATTCCTCAATTATAAACGCAATGAATGATACAATGGTTGCTTGGATGAAATCACCGGTGATAATCCACGTTGACCAAAAGCTCATGCACTTGAAACATCCAAGTCCGGCATGAATGTAGTTGACCAAGTGATTCGGTCGGATTCGCACCGCGATGTTATCCCACACCATCTGAAGTGGCTCAAAGGATACCAGGAACCAACTGAGTGCGAGTGAAGCTAAGTAAGTCATATCTCTTGTTTTAATTTCTCAATGTAAAGTGTGGCATCCATCAATTCCTCCTGGAGATGATTCAGCCAATCAATCAAAGGTAACGAATTATTTTCCAATGTTGTACCATATTTTTTGATTCCCTTATTTGAACGGTCATAATACTTGGTCATGAGCTTCATTAGGATTGGATCTATTTGTTGATTCTCCATCTCAATTCATTTGACATTTAACCTCATCGAATGCAGCTTCATCCACTTCATCGATGTATACCTCATCATCTTCCATTGTCAACACGATGCAATAATTGACATTCATTCCTTGAAATACATCCTGGAATCGGTTGATAATCATGTGGGGATTCTCATTCCCCGTACCTACATAGGCAATGAAGTATCTATCTCTCATAATACTTAAAAAATTTGATATAGAACTCCTCATTCACTGAATGACCTTTCAAGAATCTCCACAACTGAAGGTAAGTGATTCCGATATCCTCAGCAATGTGTGCTAATTTGTATCTTTTCGATACTCGTGACCTCACCTCTCTATCGATGAAGTCACGAATGGTTTCCCCATCAGAAAGGTGAATCGTCAAAGCTCTCACTTACTACCGGTGTTGATTGAACATTCCATACATCCAAAGTATTGTAATACTTCCCATTGTACTCACGACCTCTTAGATTGAATTTCACTGTGATGTCGATACCAGGTGAATAGTCATTGAGTAGTTTACACTTGTCCTGAGATAGTTGGAAGATGACATCCTGAGGATACTCTCCATTGGGAACTGTCAACACTACCATTCTCACTGAGAACTTGTCGCTGATTTGTTTGATTGGCTCAATTACTTTGATCGTGCCTGTTACTGTTAATTCCATTGTATGTTTGTTTTTGTTTGTTAATTAATCATTTCTATTTAAAATATGTGGTAATTTTTACCCCTTATCCTCTTTCAATATGGTAGAACTATCTCCTTTTCAAAATCAAAGTCATCATTCACTATCTCAAGATTACCATTAAAGCAGTATCCCGTTGCCTTCAATAGTCCTTCCACCATTCTCAACACTTCGTCAAGGTCAACATCATTGAATGGGACTTCGTGTGTCACTGTGTGTTCGTATTGTTCTATCGTTATTTTCATTTCGCTTCCAATAATTTATAATACTCATTATAATACTCTGTTGCTGCACTCAGCTTCTCAATCATCTCCCTCTCTTTATCCTCATCACGATCAAACGAAAGTACAGTGATTCTCTTCTCCGGTGCGATGTGGTCAACTCGGTGGATTGCTAAGTTCTCCCACTCGTTCAGTAGCTCGTTTGATGTAGTTACCATGCAATAGATTAATTCTGCCTTAGGTCGGTCGTATAGAGCCATGTAAGCTCTCAACTGCCACTCATATTTGGATTCATATCCATCCTCAGCGAGAACGGGAAATGTTTCCAATGACCAGGATGTTTTCACATCGATGATGAGGTCATCAGTTACGATGTCTGCCTCACCGGTCATATACTCATCAACCATTCGAACGGTGTTCTTCTCATACGCTTCGAATCGAACAGTGTTAACCAAGTCGATTGAATCCTGCTCTTGCATCAATCCCTTTTGAATATACTTGGAATTGATTTCACTGCGGTATCCGTAGAAGTCCTCCTTCGCTTTTGACTTAATATAAGTCTTTGCTCCTGCGGATAGTATCTCCGATTTGCTTTTCGGTGAAGTCATTAAACTACCGATGGAGGATGGATGCCACTTCATAATTCTAATGCTTTAAGTTGTACCTCAGTCAATGTCCATTTCTCAATCAATTGCTCCTTTGTATACTTTCCTGCACTAATCGATGCAACTGCCGACTCAAATCTTGCATTATCCAATGCAGGTTTTACCGGTGCGACTGCAATCGATGCTGCCTTTCCATCATCATCCACTGCCTGAAGTGAGAGAAGTGATTGCAATGTTCCACGTCTGAAGTAGGTAACCGCACTGAGGACCTTTTGTGGATCAGTGATAATCGGCAAGGTCATGAATGACTCAACCATCTCACCTGAATCAATGTCAATGATTCTCGTCACCACATCATTTCCAACAATTGGCTGAAGTAGAATCAATCCATTCTCCAATAAGATTGGCTCGACTGCGGTGAGCAGTGCATTGATGTCGGCATATGACTTTTTGAAATGTGGATTCGTAGCATTCTTTGCTACCTTTCCAATCTGCGACTTAGCAGTGTGCAACTTTTGGTACAGTGTTGCGACTGTTTTTGTGTTCTTTTCCATTATTTAGCGTGTTAATTTTCAATAAAGATAATAAACTATTTTAGATTGGCAATAAAATTATCGTAAAATTCGATGAAATCATCAAAAGTTCTTGAGATATAGTACACTCCTCCAGCATCTTCAATCATTTGTTGATATACTTTTTGCACTTCAGATTGGCGGTCCTTCCCATACTTCACTTCAATCTTAACTGACCTACCTCGAATGGTTGCCGAGATATCTGCGGAACCTGGTGTTCCCGTTCCCTTTGTCCATTGTCCTCCCATTGCTACTCCATCAGTACGGTACTTCTTGCGATACACTCCCATCGTGTTGATTCTCTCTGCTTGGCATCCACTCATCTGAAGAAATCCGCATATGGATTTGGTGAGAGCATTCGCTGAGTTATCCTGCCAATTGGTGAGGAATGAATCCACATATGGGAGCTTCGGATACTTTGCTCGTGTGAGAGCTCTTTCGAGGTCCTTGATTCGTTCTTTGTTTGCTTTTGTCATGGTTTGTTTATTTATTCAGTTGACTTCAGGTTGTAGCCAAGTGATTTGTGTTACAATTCTTTTGCTTTATCGTTTAACTCATCCCAAATGTCATCGGGATCACTTGGTGTTTTATCGGTCCTTCCGAATTCAATCCATCTCCGATTGTTTGTTTTATTCTCATCAATCTTGTATCCATGATAATGTCCAAAGATACTCAACCATTGAGAGAATTTCTTTTTGCTAAGTTTGGCATAATCAGTGTACTCACCAATGAATGATTCATGAAGCTCATCTTTGTACAACCTCACATTGAGAGGAAGGTTTCCATCACCCGACCAATCGTAAAACTCAAAGCAAGTTTCCTTGATGAATTTACGCACATCGAGGTTGGTGAACTCATGAGATACCAATCCATACTTGAGGTAATATTGGCAGCATTGAATCATAAAGTTGTCAAAGATTACCCACTCCTGGTCATTCCAATCATCAAACAACATATGACCGAACTCATCTAATGGTGATCGTGTGTGACCAAAATAGTTACTCATCTCAACTTCAAACTTCCTTCTCTCGAATGAGCCACCCACTCCACCAATTGTATAGTTGGTTGTAATTATAATCTTGGGAGATTTGTTTACGGGTATTTTAATGGCATCCTGCCCTTTGTACTCCAATGTGATTCCCTCAGTAATCAATGAGAAGAGATTCTCAAAGTTGAAGTTCTTTTTCACATCATCAAACACCAAGAGCTGCGTATCGGTTGACACTGTTTGATATGGAAATCCTTTGGTGAATTCAAATGTCTTCCCATCAATTGAAGCTACCTTTTTTAACTTAGCCAATGCATTCCAAAACAATCCCTTTCCACTTCCTCCATTGGGATTCTCTGAGATGGTTTCATCGTTGAATATGATTGCTTTATTACTCGCAGATGTCTTGTATGAATGCATCAGGTATCCAATCACCGACTTGAATGAGTTGTACTTTGCTGAATCTTTACCACTTACCAACCAAAGGAATGTTCTAAACTCACTTTTATGGTGATCACTTGCGATATATTCTCGGTCAATTATCTGCCTCTTCCATACATATCCATCCAGGTCAATGTACTCATGCTTGAATATGCCTTGCTTGGTAATTTCAACCGCACAATTGCGGTAATATAGATAACACTTATCCGCAGTGTCCTCCATCATCTCAACTTGAGCACTGTCCAACATCGAAAGGAATTCAGATGTGAAGTATTTGGTTGCACCTGCCATCAAATCATACGGTTGGAATCCAATCTCTTCCCTCGACAATAGAGAGCTGAGGGTGAAATCCTTGATTCTCTTCTCATTGGTTTCCTCAATTAGATTCTGCTCCTTCTTAATGAATGAGTAAGTATTGGAATCAGCAGGAAAGTATTTGAAAAAGTTGTTTTGTTGTAGCCAAAACTTGTACTGATGGATGCTCAACTGAATTCGATTCTGATTGTTATAAGTCCAAAAGTCCTCGATGTTTCCCGTTTCCTTGATGGCATCAACGCACTTCTCAACTTCATCTTGAGTAAACTCCGGAAGTATCTTGATGATGTCGTTGGTCTTTTTACCTGCTCGGATATGTTTTTCAATCTTTGCTCTTGAGGTATTATCTTCAAAGTACCTGGTCCCGAATTGAGAGGTCTTTGAATATGCTGATTTGATTATCTTTCGAATCTCGTTATCCTTTCCACCTTCATCAAATTTCAACATGACATTCTCGCATTCAGTTTTCTGAATTCCAAAGTCATTGAATGCAGCTGCAAGTTTAAAGAGATTGTTATTCTTCTCACCTGGCACCATTCCATACTTACGTTCCCACCATTTCATCAAATTATCAATGATGCGATTGTCAGACTTGATTGGAATCATCACATCCATTGAGCCAATTTCCTCAATCTCCGGCTCTTCGATTTGAGTCCACATGATTGAGTCCTGATTGATGTAAATATCCGGATCGTAACTCTCAAAACAAAAGCGGTCAAGGTTACTCCCTGAACTATCCCAATAATCAGAATCAAAGTAAGTTCTCAAGGCATCAAAGTATCCTTTGAAATCTCCCTCAGTTGGAATCTTAACCAATGCTTTGACTCCTTTTCCGCTTGGCGATATCCATGCACTAAAAACAAAGTTGTTGAACATCAAGGAATCCTTGAATTGAATTGCCTCAGCGGTGTGACTCATGTTATCGAAGTCCAATATCATCAATCCGGACCTTTGTTCGATACCTTTCACTGAGCGACTCTTGAAAGTGCCATTGAAGCAAACTCCAGGAAGCTGATTCTTGTATTGTTTCTGCTCATCCTTCGTGGCACAAGCTCTGATTTGCTCAACCAATTCCTTTGACTTACCATCTCGAATTCTTTCGAGGCAATAAAGAGCTGATTTGTTGAATGGATTTGTGGTATCCGTTACCTTCTTAAAAATTGATACGATCATAATACTGTTTTAGTTCACTGTTAAAAAAAAAGAGGGGGAAAGGAACAGTGAAAACCTTTTAAGTGGATGCCTCCGACAACCCCTCAACAAAGATAGTAATTTATTCCATTACTCAACAAAATACACTTTATTTTCAATTAGTACCTCAATGTGTACCTAAATGTGTACCTACTAAAATCCAATGTTTACTGATGTTTCAGCGATTTTGGTACACATTTTCAAGTTTTTTTGGTATTTTTTGTAAATATTATTTTTTCCGATTCTCAAAATAAATAAATATATATAAGTATATGAGGAAAAATGTGTACTTAAGTACCTAATTTATTACTCAAGTGAAAGCAATTCCTCATATTCATTCCTCAACACTCTTCTCTTGATTGCTTTGAGCTGATTGTACGACCTACATTTGAGAATCTCATCACGAAGGAATCGTAATTTCTTGACATGAGCATTCCCCTTCAGCTCATCTATGTCATCCTGGATAACGGTCATGTAATACAAATCACCACTCTCAATTGCCCAATTATGTTGGTTGATATTGTGCATCACTGTTGCATGACCTCGATTGAAATACTCACCAATCGCATGAAATGGGGTGTTCAACCCCCTCAGCTCTGCCATGAGATATCTTCTCCTCATTGTCAATACCTGGTGTCTGCTCGTTACATCCAATCCATCTCGTTGGATGATGTGTTTAATTGCTTTGATTTTTTCGTTCTTTGTCATCTTATAAAGTATTTCTTATTAATATCTCTATCCACCTGGTATCCTAATTGCTCATACATCTTGAGGTATCTATATACTGACCTCTCACTGATTGCAAGATATCTACTCATCGTGTGGATGTGTCGAGGTTTCTCTTTGAGCAATTCAATGAGCTTGATCACTCGCATGATTCGATGCTGATTCATACCGGCTCAACTTTAAACTTCCCAACCACACACAACCCCTTATTCAAGAGCTCCGATTTCTTCCAATAGCACAGTGCTTTGGATGGGAATGTCCAGGACTGAATGACTGACTTCCCTGAATAGTAACTTAATTTATACATGATATCAATTTTAATAAGATTAACACTCCTGCAATTGCTAAACTCACCGCGATTCCAAGCATGGAAGCTGCGTGGTTTTCTTTTCTTTTGTAGCTCATAATTCGTTTATTTGTAGCTCATAACGTTTGATTAAACTTGATTTCACATATTCTTTTATACAGTTCCTCATTGAATGTGCCTCTGATGTATTCGTGTGATGACTTGGTTGTCCAAAACCGTTTCATCCTTTGCAGTCTAAATACCATATTCACTCCAATCAACATCGTTATCACTATCATTTCCCCAAGTGTACTCACTTAGAAACTCTCTATCATCCATCAACCATTCAATCATGGATAACATCCATTCCTTGTATCCTGGACCGAACTCCATCACCTTATCGGTTGGCTCTTCATCAGTCCACCATACTCCATCCTTCATGTGGATGTCGATGTCATACTTGCAACTTCTGAAATCATAGTTATTCTTCCAATACTCAAGGTTGACTTTGAAGTATATTTTACCGATTTTATAGTATCCAATCATCGAGCATTGGTCAACTTCCATGAAGTCTAAATCAATGCGATCAATCTCTTTTTTCCAATTCATTTTTGCGTGTGTTTAGTAATTAGTTCTCCGTATGCATCCAATACCTTGCTTTGGGTTTGTTTTTCTTCGATTTGCGGAGCTTTATTGGTTTGGTTATAGTTTGGTTGCGTTGCGGTAAAATAACCCATTACAATCCAAAACAAAGACAATGCGAATATGGTCCCGATAATGTCCTTTTGATTTTCGTTTAGTGCTTTCATTTGATTTGTAGTGTTTGAATAAGGTTGTGAATAACTGCCCATCGTGTTGCTGCTGATTGAGTCACCTCATCATCAACTCCTAATAAGTCCATTGAACGTTGCACTGCATCCCACAATCTTTTCTCCTCTTGGATAATTGTGTCAATCATTTCTTGTTTTTTCATAGCGTTGTTTTTAATTGTTATACTGCAAATCTCGTCATTAGTTTCATAACTGCAAAACTTTTTCAACTTTTTTTTCAGTTTTCAACAAAATAAATTGTGATTGCTTGATTTTATTAGGGATAAATTAAGGTTATATCCTTAAAAATATTTAAAATACTAAGGTTATAGCCATAAAAAAAGAGGTACCGTTTCCGATACCCCCAATTACACACGCTAATGAGTTGCTAATTTACAAAGGAAATTTGATACTATCGATACTTTTGTACATTTTTCTTATTCCTTCCTTGCGAATTTCTTTGCAGTTGATTTTCAAAATACGACCTCCCGTTGGTTTAATGGGAGCTCCTCTTTCAACGTGCCATCCTTTGGAGCCATCTCCATACTCTTCTTTGTATGTTCCGGTGAGCATCAAGTGAATGTTCTTGTGATGATTCACATACCCATGTTTCGGTGCATGAACAACCGTATCTCTCACATCATTTCGACACGCATTCTCATGGATGTGTCCCATCGTGAACACATCAAAATCCTCATACATCTCCAATGACCTGGTCAAGTTGATTGCTCCCTTAGTAACAATTCCACCACCACCTGATCCATGAAAATATTTTATCTTGGTTGTGGACCATGAGCTCGTGTTATATAATTGGCGAATGATTAACCATCCACCATATCCTCCGGTCATGACATTACTCCCGTTCTTGTAATTAAGTAGGTCAACGAATCTTTGAAGGATATCCGTTTCTTGGTATTTGATTATCGCAGTTTCATGATTTCCGTATCCGATAACAGTAAGGATGTGTGCATATGGTGAGAACCATTCAACCGCAGTTTCAACGATTGAGTCCAGGTACTTTGCATTATTGTGTTCCGGTCGGATATCTGATTTGTTTCCTCGCTTATCACCTTTCCCTTGCATCAAGCAAAAGAAATCCCCATTCACCATCACTTTGATATTATTCTCAAGGCAGTAATCAAAATCTCTTTTTAATAGTTCCCAATCGCATTTTGGATTATCCCAATGGAGGTCAGACATCATTGCGATGTCAATTGTTTCTCCATCAATCTGAAGTTCGTGAATGTTTTTAGAGTGCTTTGTTAGCATATTTCAAAAGGTATTTGGTTAGAATTCCGAGTCCAAATCCTATGACAAACAACCAAATATTTGCTTTTGACTTCTTCTCGCTTTTATATTTGGCAACTTCCACCCTTTGAATTTGGCGGATAGTATCTCTTTTTAATTTAAATTCGATTTTTTTCTCCCATTTCGTCATGGGGATATACTGCGTGTGCCACATTACAACCGTATCCTTTTGAGTAATATACTTCTGCCAAACGATAGTATCGTTGACAATCACCGGAAAGGAATCAACTGAAGTGATTTGGATGGTATCGGATACCTCCTCACATTTATATCCTTTTTTGATTGCCTTGTTTAGATGGTGCTCTGCTGAACACGATACCAATAATACACTAATGAGTATTAAGGTCGAAAGGTTTTGCGATAATCGTTTAGTCTGTTTATCCATCCGTTGATAAATTTAGCATTTTTTCCCACTCCAATAGCATAAAAGAATCTTTCTCTCTCATTCGTTAAGGCATCAAACAATACTCTCGGCTCAATTGAATTGGCTGCGTTGATTGTTTTCATTCCAATTACTCCATCAACATCACAATAAACACCGCAGTGATTGATTGCAGTCTGAAGGGATTTGATTGCCTGTCTGCCTCCACTTCCCCATGCCATACCTGTAACAAATATCGCAATGTTTTGTGACGTATATAAATCACCTTTGACTGTATCCCAATATCCTCTCTTGAATATTTTGAACCAATCTTCAGAACTCATTGCAAAGAATCTTGCATTGTTTTCGGGACCATAAAAAGAAACCCAAGTTTTGAACGTGATTCCAATATTCGTATGCCATCCACTTTTACCATTGAATGGTGTTGGGCATGGATAAGATGCTGCCGAATCGAATTTTTCACGACTCAATCCGCCCTCCCATTTCTTCACGAACTTTATGTACTTTTCAATCAATGTCATTTGAATTCGTCAAGATTTGTTTTGGTCCTGGTGATAAATTTGCGAAGAGCTGCGAGTACATTCTTCCCGGTAACACTCTCATATGATTCGTTGATGGACTTAATCTCCACCATCACACAAAAGAATGCGAATACTTTGGTCATTATAAGCTCAACCGAGATGAACTGAGCGATGATGTCCCCTGCGATGTACTTCTCAATCAGAAACGTGAACATAATCGCTCCTCCGTAAAGTAATGACTTGGATATTGTGTCTGATAATCTGCGAGATTGGAAGGCTTTCCAACCACCTTTCTTCACTGATCGCCAAATACCGAAGCAGGTATCAATCGTGATGGCTAACATAGCCAAGTAAATCATTGGCATGACCGGTGAAAGCACCGCCCAAAAAGAAGCAATTAATATCATAACATTCTGCCTCACAAAACCAATATTGAATTGTTATAACCATTATCAGTTGGATATCCGCAAGTCCATGTTCCATTCATGAAGCAATTTCCCACACACATATGACAATCAATCTGAGGTCGCAAATCCGTATCGCGATTCTCATGGGATGTGAAGATAGGAAACTCCGCTTTGTTCTTTACCAGGTACCGAATCAATCTCATCTCAAAGAATGATGCCTTTTGAGCATAGTGTTCCATGCCGAATGCGACATCTGAACGCGATACACTTGATGAGTTATCACCGAATTGTTGCTGAAGTCCTTTGTTTTTTAATTGATAAGTCAATCCGAAGATTGCATCCTCAGCTGAACGCCAAGCAATCACCGGTTGAATGAATAGAACAAGAGCTTCCTCATCAGGATTCAATGTTTGAGCATTGTACTTGGTCAATAAATCTTCATAGAATACTGTTCCAAGAATCGGCATCACTCTCAATTGTGCCTGAGTAGCGATATATGGAGTCACATCAGTCACATCCACATTGGCAGTGATTGGTGTATTTGTTTTGAGGTAAGTTTCGGTTATGAAATATAACATTATGCTTGAGGTGTTTGTTCTTGAATAGGATCTAAACCTGCTAATGACCTTAATTCATTTGCAGTCATTTGGTCAATCACTTTTTGTGCAATTGCTGGATTGAGTGAATTAAGTGAATCAATAACATATGACATTTTCTCATCACGTTCAACAATAATTTCATTGATGATTTGGAAGTTGTTGATTGTGAAGTCTGCGTTGATTTTTGCGATTCGAAGTATCTCATTGAAGATATCTATCACCTGGTCCCGTAATGGCATCACAACATTCTTTTCGAATATCACATACGCTTGTTTGATATCACTACCGCTTCCAAGTGAACCCGTTGTTCGAACTCCCATCAGTATCGGATCTATTGTGTGAGCAAAACAAATCTGCTCAGTATTCAATCCCGATGCTTCTTGGAATAGTTTATCGTTTTGATTGGTTGGAATGCTTTCAATTTTAGGCATTTGGTCCATTCCATTTGAAAAAAATGCGACAGCTTTCCCCGCGTTGGCAGCTCCTTTCATCTTGTCCATCGTATTTCTTAGGACATTTTTCTCCTCTTCCGACTGCGGTCTTTTTGGGAACATCATCGCGAATGATGGGAACACACTGTTCTGAATGTTTGATTTTGCGAAGTAACTTAACTCGCCCGAAAGATATGCAAAGTTAAGTGCCGAACTGTATTTTGGAAGCGGATACCACTCCTGACCTAAACACTCAACCTCATATACGAATAGTTGGCATTTATCGGTGCAAGTTGGATGGTGTCTTTGGATATCACGCACATCGATTCTTGATGCCCAATCATCACAAATAAAGTAGTTGTTTGGATTTTGCCCTCTTCTCACTTTGTCGGGTGAAACATTCTCAATACGAGTGAGCTTCATCTTATCATCGAAGTACAATTTGAAGTAAACGCGATTGTGAACAATCAATTGTTCGGTTGTAATCCGAACTGTCTTTTTCAACCTTGATTTCTTTTCAAAGGTGTACAATTCAAGTAACTCTTGAGGTGTTGTTGTGGTAGCTCTCAATTCAATCCCTCCACCAATGACTGCATTTGTTTTGTAATCCACGATGGAACCATGGAGTGGCGATGAGTATACCAATTGGTTTAAAATGCTTGGAAATAAATTTGAATCCCCGAATGGAATCCATCCACTCGTTTGATGCCTTCCATTCACATATGGAAGAGATAAATTTCCCGAACCAATCTTGAGGAATGGCGTTGAAAAGGATTGATATCCTTCCACCACTTCAGGTGATTCGTTTTTTGTTGTTCTAAATCGGTCAAATAATCCCATGTTAATCGTAGATTGAGTTTTGTATTGCACCACTTACAACCATTCTGCCCTCTTCGATAACGATTCCCGTTGTGTCCTGGATAGATGTTGGTGGAATTGTTGATTCATACACTGAATATCGGTATTGTCCTTTGACCAATGTCACGTCAACCGGCTCATCCAATAGGAACATATTAAATCTTTCCTTCCAAGTGGAGATGTCAGCGGTGGTGAATAGGATTGGAGCATCGGTGGTATCCATTTCATTCTCAAAAACGAACAAATAATACGGATTCGAGAGAGTGCTTACCTCAGTTAGAGTCAGCACAATTGAATTCACCTCACCTTTATCAATGTATATCATACTATTATATTATAAAAAGTAGGAAAAATGTTTATAAAAAAAGCCACCCTAATGGATGGCTCTCTCTCTTTCTAAGTAATATTAAGCAATCAATGCTGCTATAATAGTTGAGTCAACTTCGTATGCAAGGAAATCATTCTCCGCGATCAATGTCACTGAGTATTTCGAACCATCTGCACGAGCAGTTCCCGAACCTTCACCAACTGCACTCAATTGTAAATATGGGAAGTACCAATATTTACCATTCGCATCTTGGATGATTGCATTCAGGTATTGTTGACCAGCACCAAGAACCTTAATCGCTTGTGACTTAGATTGGTCACGGCGATGGAACATCAAGCTGATTGTTGCAGTTACATATGAGCTACCATTGACAAGGTCAATCGCTGCATCTTCGGTGTAACTTCCGGTGTTTCTTCGGATTTCAAATTCAGTATATAAATCACCACCTCCAATTAGGGTGATACTATCAATGGTCCATGAATTTGGAGCTGAGTCCAAAGTGAATCCATCGATGTTATCTTGTTGATTTATGTACACTTTGAAAACCCCCCCACTATTGTTGTCACATGACTTCACAATAGATTCTAAATTTTCGCACGACATAGGATGAGTTTAAAAAATTTTAAAAAATAAAGGGGAGTATTTCATCCCCTCAAGAATATTAATTATGCAGCAGCATTGTAGAATACAATCTCGTTACCATTAACGTGAGTGAATCCAACTTTCATGTTTGCACGAGTACGGATAACCGGCTCAGCAACTGTGTCAGCTAAGTTGATTGCGCGTAACGCTTTTCCATCTCCTTCAGCATCGAATGCATAGATAAGGTTGTTTCTCAATGTAGCAACAATTTTGGATGTTGTTCCCATTCCTGGACACAATACCATTTTGATTCCCAAATAAGAGAAGTCCAATGCTTGAGTTAAATTGGCTTGAGTATTCGCAGCAGCAACCGCAGCACGGTAAGCAGTAGCCACCGGTGAAGATACATAAATTCTCAACTCTTCTTGGTTAGCGATAACCGCAGCAGGAATAGCAGCGTAAACCAATGCCAATTTAGCAAGTACATTTGATGGAGTGATTGCGATTGGTGAAGCGATGTCAATCACGTTTGCTGAATCAGCAACCAATGATTTTACATAACCGTCACACAATGCGTATGCAGCAACCTCAGAATCCGTATCACCTAACCAACGTAATTTCTCAACGTTCTCTGCGATTGTTTTCGCCATTTCTCCCCAGTAGTAATCCATGAAAGATGCAACAGTGAAATCACCATTAGATCCTTTTGTCATTTGTAATGATACGAATGATTGCTCCAATTGGAATTGACAAATCTCAGCCATTGCTGACAATCCACATACGTCAACTTCTACTGAAGCAAGTTCGTCATTTGATGCGTTCCATCCACAGTTCTCAGCTTGTAAAACTTGACCAAATGTTACATTGGAAATTTTAGTTTTGTATTTGATACCTGGAAGTGTACGGTAGTTATCAACCGTTTCTTCTTGTAAATACGCACGAGAATAGAATGCCTCGCTGTTTGCTTGCAATAACGCTGATGCGTCAATGTCTAAGTCGAATTTTAATTTTCTGCTCATTTTGTTTTGTTTTTGTTTTGTTTATTAATTATTAGAATTTAAAAATTTGCTAACTGCACTAAACTTGTCATGTGCCGATAATTTTGTTTCAGTCATTTCAACTTCATCTTCAGTTTCAGTGACCATCATCTCTTCCATTTGGTTGCGAAGGTCAGCGATCAATGCGATGATTGCTTTCTCTCTCTCCTCAAGAATTGGTGTAACGATTGCAAGGATTGCTTCAGCATCCAATGCAGGATCAATTGCCATTTCTTCCTCAACTGCATCTTCAACAATTGGAGCTTCTTCCTCAACAACTGTTTCTTCCAATGCAACTTCTTCCATTGCAACTTCTTCAATTGGTGCATCCTTAATCTCAATGATTTCGCCATCTACAACAACGTAGATTTTGCCATCGATTAAGTGCTCCCCATCAGGTAATTTGTTCATGTTAT